TCAATGCCTAATCTAATGGCTTATGACATTTGCGGTGTTCAGCCAATGACTGGTCCTACTGGTCTAATCTTTGCAATGCGTTCCACTTATGGTAACGTCCGTACAGATGCTGGACTAACAGAAGCTCTCTTCAACGAAGCCAATACTCAGTTCTCATCATCTGGTTTTGACACCAACTATATCGGCACAGCAAAAGCTGGTGCTCATGCTGGTTCAGATCCATTTGGTACTTACACCACTGGTACTGGTATGACAACTGCACAGGGCGAAGCTCTAGGCGATGCATCAACCAACAACTTTGGTTCAATGGGTTTTGCAATTGACAAGACAACTGTTACTGCAAAGACACGCGCTCTAAAAGCCGAGTACACCCTTGAACTTGCTCAAGACCTTAAAGCAGTTCATGGTCTAGATGCAGAAGCAGAACTTTCAAACATCCTCTCACAAGAGATCATGTTTGAAATCAACCGTGAAGTTGTTCGTACAATCTATGGTGTAGCAAAGCCCGGATCACCTGCTACTGCTACTGCCGGTACATTCAACCTTGACGTTGACTCAAATGGTCGTTGGTCAGTTGAGCGTTTCAAAGGTCTATTGTTTAACATTGAGCGTGATGCTAACCACATTGGTCAAGATACCCGTCGCGGTAAGGGCAACTTCATCGTCTGTTCAGCAGACGTTGCTTCTGCTCTTTCAATGGCTGGTGTTCTCGATTATGCACCTGCTCTACAGACCAACCTAAATGTTGACGATACTGGTAACACTTTCGCTGGTGTTCTAAACGGTCGTTATCGTGTTTATGTTGATCCTTATTCTGCTAACCTCGGTGCTGCTAACCAGTTCTATGTTGTTGGCTACAAGGGTACTTCACCTTACGATGCTGGTATTTTCTACTGCCCATACGTTCCTCTCCAGATGGTTCGTGCAGTTGATCCTTCTAGCTTCCAGCCAAAGATTGGTTTCAAGACCCGTTATGGCATGATCGCTAACCCATACGTCACCACAACTTCTAATGCTGCCACTGCCGATGCTGATACCTTTACAGCAAACCGCAATCAGTACTACAGACGTACTAAGGTTCTAAACCTTATGTAATCCAATCCAATTGGAAAGAAAAGCCGGGATTTCCCGGCTTTTTTTATTGACTTTTAATTCCAACTCCTATATAATAGTAAATAAAGGAGAAATAAATGTATACTACTAATCTTGATACTTTAGCACAAGAATTGGGGCAACCACCTGCCATATATAATTATTTACGTCCGAACGCTTTTAAATTTACTATTAAAGATTTACCAAAGGTCGCGTATACTTGTCAATCAGCAAATTTACCATCAGTTCAATTAGGTTTTGCAGTTCAACCAACTCCATTCGTGGACATTCCAAGAATTGGTGATAAATTAGTTTATTCTGACTTTGCAATTAGGTTTTTGATTTCTGAAGATATGTCAAATTATATTGAATTATTTGAATGGCTTATTGCATTGGGATTCCCAAACAGTTATGATGAGTATCCAAACTTTACAGGTACGCGATTGAACAGATTTCCTTTTTATAAAAACGCAAGAGGTGACACAGATGCAGTAGCATATTCAGATGGTGTATTGACAATTTTGGAAAGTAATAATATACCTAAGACACAGATTGTTTTTAAAGATTTGTTTCCAGTATCAGTGGAAGCATTGGATTTCGATGTTACTTCTAGTACCGTCGATTATTTTGTTGGGGTTGCTGGATTCAAATATAGGACATTTGAAATTTTGGCTTTATAATTTTATAGGAATATAGTATGACACAGAATAGCAGACAAATGACGATTAATCTTGAAGAGATGAGAAAAAATAAGTTCTTCATTGCAACACCCTGTTATGGTGGGCAATTGCTAGAACCTTACTTTAGGTCAACAATTAAAATGATGACCTTCTTTAATCAGCATCAAATTCCTTTGGCATTTGGAACTATTGCTAATGAGTCTCTTGTTACTAGAGCGCGTAATGTACTGTTAGCATACTTTCTCAGTTCAGATTATACTCATCTAATGTTCATTGATGCAGACATTGAGTTTAACTTTGAAGATGTTCTGAAACTATATGCACATGACAAAGATGTTGTTGTGGGCGCATATCCAAAGAAAGGTGTTGCATGGAGTCGGATTAAAGATAATATTCTAGATCCGTCTAATATTGGAAAACAACAATCAGATCGTGAACTTGCTGCATTTGGATCTGACTATGCAATTAACTTTAAGTTTGTTGATAAGAATTCCAAGAGCATTTCTATTCAGAATGGTTTGATTCCTTTGCTTGATGCTGGTACTGGATTCATGATGATTAAACGCGAGGCAATTCTGAGGATGCTCGCACATTATCCAGAACTAAAGTATAACAATGATGTGCAGATCAATAATGCAAGTTTGAATGATCATTTCTATGCATTGTTTGATACCATGATTGATCCGGTTGACCGTCGATATCTTTCAGAAGATTATACATTCTGCCGTCGCTGGCAAGCAATGGGTGGAGATATTTGGCTAGACTATTCAATCTCGCTAAATCATTTTGGACATTTCTGCTTCCAAGGAAATCCACAAGCAATTATTCAAATCCCGAATGATGCTTTTGAACAGCCTCCAGCAAAAGCGGTAACACTAGATCTACCAGATTAAACTATGCAATTATCTGATATCCAAGACCAATGGATTGAAGATTCTAAGATAGATGAGTCACAATTGGGGCGAGAGTCAATTAAAGTACCCTCGCTCCATTCAAAATATCTCCAATACATTTCAAAAGTAAAACTTCTACACAGAAAAGCGCAGTCTGAAATTTTGAATCTTCGTAGACTTAAATATAAGTACTATAGAGGGGAGATGACGAGGCTTGAACTAGAAGAGACTGGTTGGTCCCAATATCAAGGAACTAAACCACTGAAGAATGAGATGGATGAGCTTTTACAATGTGACAAAGATCTAATTGAACTTCAAGATAAAATTGAATACTTCAGTACTGTGATCTATACATTAGAACAAATACTGAAATCCATTAACTCTAGATCATTTGAGATAAAAAATTGCTTAGAATGGAATAAAATTACAAACGGACTTATTTGATGGCTGACATAAAGATAGAGAAAGTAAACGAAACATATTTGAAAGTGACATGTGAGCCAAGTATCAAAAGTGAACTGAGCGATCACTTTACATTTGATGCACCCGGAGCAAAATTCCATCCTCTTGTTAGAGCTAAAAAATGGGATGGAAAGATTCGTTTATTTCAAACTCTATCTGGCCTTATTTACGTTGGATTAAAAAACTATATTGAGCATTATGCCGAAACAAATAATTATACTCTAGACGATAATACTTATATTACTACTGCTGATGCCGCAACATTTGATTTGGTAGAAAAGTTTTGCATTCAACTAAACCTTGGATCAAATGGCAGTCCAATTAAAATTAGAGATTACCAAGTAGAAGCAGTATACAGAGCAATTACTGAAGGCAGACAAGTTTTAATTTCTCCAACTGGTTCTGGTAAATCTCTAATCATTTATTGCCTGATGAGATGGAACGAACAATTCAATAGAAAGCAAATTGTTGTAGTTCCAACTACTTCTTTGGTTGAGCAAATGTATTCTGATTTTGCAGATTATTCTTGTTTAAATGGCTGGAAGGTTGAAGATAACTGTAGCAGACTCTATGCTGGTTTTGAAAAGTCAAATAAAGCAAACGTGATTATTTCCACATGGCAATCCATTTATGATTTACCAGCTAACTTTTTTAAAGACTTTAATGTAATTTTTGGTGATGAGGCTCACACATTTAAAAGCAAATCATTAATTGCCATCATGAATAAGATGGTTAATACACCATACAGAGTCGGTACTACAGGAACATTGGATGGAACTAAACTCAACAAACTAGTCTTAGAAGGATTATTTGGTCCAGTATTTAAAGTTACCAGTACAAAGGAGTTGATGGATACTGAGCAACTGGCGCAACTTAAAATATTTGCAATTATTCTAGACTATTCTGACGAGATTAAAAAACAAGCAACAAAACTAAAGTACCAAGAAGAAGTAGATTTCATTGTTCAGTACAATCCACGAAACAATTTCATTTCTAATTTGGCATTAGATCAAAAAGGAAACACATTAGTATTATTCCAATTTGTAGAAAAACATGGTAAAATACTCCATGACATAATTATGCAAAAGAGTAAAAACAGGAAAGTATTTTTGATCTACGGAAACACAGAAACAAAAGAAAGAGAAGCAATTAGAGCAATCGTTGAAAAAGAAGACGATGCCATAATTGTAGCCTCATATGGT